TAATCTAATATCTACAGATGTATTATTTGTTTCTTTGCCAACACCATTTTGATTAACTAAAACCAGAATTTTGCTTGTAGCGGAACTAGGTGTAATTGATGCAGTCAAATTTGTGTTTGCATAAGAATTTGTGGAACTGCCAACCTCTGTTCCGTAAGTAGCATTTATCACTTGTAACACTTTGCCACCACCAGCAGGAGCAGCCCAAGCCAAACCTGTTGCAGTAGAAGAATCGACCTGCAAAGTGTGACCATTAGTTCCGCCTACTGCTAAGCGACTAAATGTATCCGCTCCAGTACCAACAATTAAATCACCCTTAGCATCGATAGCTGTAGCCATAGAGTTTGTAACTGTTACTGTGCCAGAAGTGCCACCACCTGAAATACCTACGCCAGCGGTTACGCCTTCAATATCACCAGTAGCACCCGATGCAACCCAAGCTGCGCCATCGTAATACCATAAACTATTAGTGTCTTTAGTAAATGCAAAGTTACCTTCTGCTGGTGCTGTTACAGCTGCATCTCTAGCAGCGTTGCTAGCAAACACCCATATACCTTGCATTAAGTAACCATCGACATCGGCGGCGGTCAATACCTCGCCTGTCGCAAAGTCCTTAAATCCTAATCCTGCTGCCATTTTTACTCCTTAGTAACTGAGCACATTATAGTCTAAAGTGCCGTAGATATTGTTATTTAAAATTAGAGAATCCAGCACGGGTTCTAAAGTCGTGAAGACCACTCTAAAGCTGTTGGGTGTAATGACGTTTTGCACGCCAAATATCTGCAAAGTCTTATCTAGGGTAGATCCACCTGGCTGGGTAGTAACCACCCTGATCGGATCAAAGAAGTCAAGCTCTAGGGCTGCAATTATGCCTGCGTTGTAATTGTTTGTGTATAAGTCTAGCTCGATGGAATCGCATCGCACGCTAGTCTCGGCACGGCTGGCTGTATAAGCCTTGGCATAGTCCAGCGCCACGGAATCGCTCTGCATTAAAAGGTCTTGGATCTGGTAACTATGGATAAAGTATTTATCGATTGACGGCTGGTTGATAGCAGTCTGTGGCGTGCCACCTGTCCTAGTAACAGTAGATGAGTTGAAGATAAGGGTGTCATCTAGTTTCCAATTAGCGTTAGCGTATGGGATACCTGTGCCATTATCGTTAAATGTAGTTACTGTGCCACCTATTGAGCCAGCGGTAACAGATCTATCTTGAAATACAAACTCACCATTAGCATCAACATAGAATGCGCCATACTCTGACTGGGCTACAGTTTGCAAAGCGCCTAGTGCAGTGCGTAATGTGCCTGGATCATTTTGCAGCGTAGTTAGACCTGCATCAATATCACGCATAGTTGCTGGCCAGTCGATCTGATCTAATATCTGGTTAATTCTTGTGCCTGATAAGTTGCCAGCAGTGGCACCTGCCACAGTAGTTATCTGCGCATTGTTGGCTAACCTAGAGGCATCTACAGCTTGTATGGTTGTATAAGCCACCTCTGTAGCATCTTTAGGTTGAGTATTAACATAGCTTGTAATAAAGCCTGAAAATATAGGATAAGTCGTAGCGCCATACGTTGCAGTGATTTGCACCTTCTTCATAGGTGTTAGGTCGGGGCTGTAGGGACTTAGCGGGTTAGTCGGGTTAAAATCGCCATTCTGATCTACGATGCGTAACGTTAACTGGCCTGTTTGGAATTGATCGAATAAAGGGTTACGGCCTCTGGTAGTTTGTATAAAGTTAATTTGATTTGACACGTCAACAATAATGGCTGCGGAGTCTTCTAAAATGTTCACATCTAATATGCCAGTATCTAATATCATAGCTTGGGCAAAGGCTGGCCCAGTAGAGAAGTTAATATAAGCGTTAACTACTGGTACTGTCATTGGAAAGCAATCGAGCCAGCAGGTATTAACGCTCCGTTACCAAGTTTAGTTATTTGACCTAAAGCATTTTGTATGTAGATGCTTAGGTCTTGCTCGCTAGTTAATACTGCGCCAGTGTTTACTGTTACCTGTGGTACTACTGTTGGTGCTGCTGCTGCGGCAGCTGTTGTCGCACTAGATGGCATTCCACCTGGCACGGCATATTGACCTGCTTGCGCAAAAAATGCATCAGCCTGTGCCTGTAATCTTGCAGATGAGGCAGCCAAGCCTGCTGCTGCGCCTGCTTCAATTCCCATCGATTTAAATTGGCCAACTAAACTGGTAAAAATTTGATCGTATTTATTAGGCAAAGTATTCAAAGCATTAGCGGCATCGGTAGCAGCAGTAGCTAATAAATCAGCAGCTGTCTTAGCATTTAACTCTGCAAGATACTTCTTAGCCAAAGCCTCATTATTGTCTAATATGGCTATCTTTGCTTGTATGCGTAACTTAGTCTCAGCATCTGTAGCCTCGCCTAGTGCCTTCATTAAGCCTATGCGCTCTAAGTCAAACTTCTCTGACAGTTTATCTATTTCGGTTTTTGCCTTTAGTTGCGCATTTTCTTGTTTGCGTAAGGTAGTTGCAGCTTGTAGGGCTTTAGACTCTTTGCGTAATTGATCTAAATAGATACGACTGGCTGATCTGCCTTCTCGATTAGATGGTGCGGTCTGGGCTCTTTGCGCTGCGCCTATCTCTGAAAATCCTGCAAGGTAAGCACCTAATACTGGGATATTTTTAACATCAAATAATACGCCACCAACTTTAGTGTTACCTAGTTTTTTTAACTCGTTAACTAGGACAGCAATACCTACTACTGCATCTGCGGTGCTCTTTGCAAAATCATCCATCAAATTTGTTGCACTACTAATGCTGGTGTCTTTGCCTAATAATGACAGCGCATCTAGTAAGCCTTTGCCAATAGTCTCTCTAGCATCTTCGGCTGCGACTGTGAGCAGACCCATCTTGCCTGCATAAGTATCTAATCTGGCTGCTGCCTGGCCTGCAAACTTTTTATTAAGTTCGCCCATAATCTTGTCCATATCGCCAGTCTTTAGCGTGGCCTTGCTTATGCCTGCACCTAATCTGCTAAGGCCTGTGGTGTTACCACTAAAGCCACGTGTTAAGGCTGCGCTGACCTCAGTAAGAGACTTGCCTGTGGCTGCGCTTATGTTTAAGGCTGTTTGTAAAGCATCTTGGCTCTTAGTAATAGATCCTGTAGCTGTAAGTAATTGCTGAAAGGCTGGGCGAAGTTGGTCATCTAGTACACCATATAAGGACTGTAGGCTAGATATATAATTTTCGACACCAGGTGCGCTGAATGCAAACCCAGTATTTCTAAGTTGTAATTCTAAGGATTTAGCGGCTTTTTCATCGGCCATAAATGCTTTGACGGCATTCTTGCTAAATGCTAATAATTTTTGAGCTGCAAAAACACTGGCAAAGGTTTTACCTAATTTATTAACTGTTTGCTCAAAGGCTGTTATTTCTTTTTTGCCTTTTTTTAATCCCTTATTATCAAAGGTGCTGACTGCGCTGACAATTAAATTAGCCACTATGCTGCCTTACGTAGTTGTGTTTTTTTATTAAAGTCTGTTGCAACTGTGTTTATGGCAGATACCACGGCGGGTATAACTTTGTTAGATTTCTCAAACCACGCTCTGTAAATCAATCGGCCTCGTTGCATACCCTGGCCCTTCATACTTGATAGCATCTCAGCAGCAGCATTAAATTGTGCTGGAGCGTTAGGGTTTAGCGATCTGTTACCTCTTGGCTTATTTAAACGGCCTGCGGTTTCAAAAATAGCGCCAGATCGGGAATTGTTGTATACATAAAATGCAGCCCTAAAGCCTTTATCACTGCGCTTGTTTTGTCCCGCTGAGTATGCAATTTTAGTTCTAGCTTGTGCATAATCGTAAGGTGGGAATAATTTTTTAGGGTCTCTAATTGTGTCTATTGATGCAGTGCCTTTGCCCCAACCACTTAATACTTCACTTTGTTGAGGCAGATAACCACGTGCAGTATCTCGAACAATAAGCATCGCTGTTTTAATATCTTTAGCCATTTGCTTATTAAGCTCTGGCTCTACTTCTCTCATAGCCTTCTGGAGTTGCTTAACGCCGTTTACTACGACTGGCATTTCGGATCTCCTTAGCTCTGTCGGTTAGCACTTGTATGATTGCGGCATACATTTCGCTATCCATATCAATAAACTCTCTAGGCGGTATCCCAGTCTCTACGCTCAGCTGTGCGATGCTGTAAAGGATTGAAGACCGCTCAGTTATTTTTTTTCTTCGTCTAATACCTCGACAGTATCTAAGCTGTCAATAAACTCATCAAACGATAGAGATACTTGACCGCCAGCCCTGCGTAAACATTCCCAAGCTAACCAGAATATATCTGATTGCTTCTCATCTTCACGCAAGGCCTTGCTAATTCCCATACCTCGTTTTAACTCGAAAGCGTACTCGACACCTGGTGTTATTTTGTGCTCTGATATTTCACCATTAGCCCTTGTTATCTTTAGCTTTGCCATTACTACTCCTATGTTAGAATGCCACCGATGGGGACACTGTTACTGCGGAGTTTATAGTAAATGTTACTGAAGAGGTAGCGATCTCAGCCACGCCGCCTTGACCCACTGGGGTTAGGTTATTTACCAAAATTGAAAATTGGTAAGATGGGTTCGCTGCTGATACTACTGTGCCTTTAACTGTAATCATTGATACAGAAATTGTCTGACCAAAGCAGTCATTCAAAGTTTGCATTACCTGAGCAGATGCCCAGTCATTGATAAAGTCAAGTGTTAAGGTGCCAGATTGTAGGCCAGCCACAAACTTGTGGGCTGTGTCGCCCATAGCTGTTACTTCTAGCTCATCCGCTACTTGGTTGATTACTGCATTGGTTACATATGCAGAAATATCGATAGAAGGTGTTGTCTTGGCTGCTGCTGTTGCCAACTTAACACCAACATTGTTATTTAAATAGATTGCCATTGTTATTCCTCATCTTTCTTAGTTTGTGCAGTTGGTTTTGGTGCTTCTTTGATCTGGCCTGTCTTAATTAAGAAGGCTAAGTCTTCTGCTTGTGTGCTCATTTTAACTCCAGCTCGTTAGGATTGATACAGTTATTTCTGATGTTAATAAATCTCCACTAGCTGCGTTAGTTATAGCTGGAGCGGAGACACTTGATATGTTGTAAACCAGGGTAGATGCCGCTAGTTTAGTTACTACTGCCACAATAAAATTCTCTATGCCTAATAGGTTGCCTTGATTGTCAAATGCAGGTGTAG